TTGAATTTTTACGTTGCACCAATCGCACATGACGGCGGAACAGCAATTGGATTAGCTAAATTCATTTGGCACTCTTCACAAAATGATACCACAATTAGACCACAGAAGAACATTTACTATGGTCCAGAGCATTCAAAAGAATTTTTGGAAGCAGTTTTAGATTCAAACAAAGAATCAATCAAAGTAACTTCTACTACAAAAGAAGAAGTCGCACAATTGATTGCTGATAGGAATATTGTTTCAATCTTTCAGGGTCGATCTGAAGCTGGTCCTCGAGCATTAGGCAATCGTTCTATTCTTTATGATGCAAGAGATCCTGACGGTAAAGATAAAGTAAATGAAGTCAAAGGTCGTGAATGGTTTAGACCATTTGCTGGCTCTGTTCTATTAGAAGATGCAAATGATTGGTTTGATATGGCTGGGCTTGAAGAGTCTCCATTCATGATGTACGCTGTGAATGTTGCTGCTGATAAAGTCACAGATATTCCTTGCGTAACTCATGTTGATGAAACATGTCGCGTTCAAACTGTTTCAGAAGAAAACAACAAACACTTCTATGAATTGATTAAAGCATACAAAGACATTACTGGTGTTCCAGTTATGTTTAATACTTCATTCAATCTTGCTGGAGAGCCTTTAGTAGAAAATCTTCTAGATGCACTCAACACACTTTATCGATCTAAGTTAAAGTATTTGTATCTTCCTGAGTTGGATGTTCTTGTAGAGAAAACTATTGAAGATCCAAAAGAAAAACTTATTGTTGAAGTATAAGACGAAGGTTGAGGAGTTTGATTAGAAACATTCATATTCAGTTCTACAGAAAATCTACCCATAATTTTATCTCCAAAAAATCAATTTTAGTATATTTAGATTGGGAAATCAATAATGATAAATAGAGAATGAAATTTATAAGGGGAAAAAATGAGTACCAGCAAACCAGCATCAAGAGAAGAATTCAAGCAATTCTGTCTACGAAGATTGGGAGCACCTCTACTAGAGATTAACGTAGCTGATGAGCAAATAGAAGATTGTATTGAAATTGCGTTTTCATATTATTATGATTATCATTACGATGCAACAGAGAAAATCTATCTAGCACATCAAGTTACAGATGAAGATAAAGTCAATAAGTACATTCAAATTCCAGACGAAATCATTGGAGTTATAAGCGTTCTTGACATTGGGGATAGCTATTCGACAAACAATCTTTTCAATCTAAGATATCAAATTTCTTTGAATGACTTGTACTCATTCAATACAGGACCATTTGCCCCCTATTACATGGCTTTTCAGAACGTTGCACTTGCTGAAGAATTATTCGTAGGAAAACAATCTCTTAGATTTAATCGTCATATCAACAAACTTTACATTGATATGTCTTGGGATACTAAAATCAAGACTGGCGAATATATTATCATTGAGGGTTATAAAAGAATTAATCCAGACACATATACTGATATATACAATGATCGTTGGTTGCAAAGATATTGTACTGCACAAATCAAAAAGCAATGGGGCGAAAATCTTAAAAAGTTTGAAGGCATTTCAATGCCTGGCGGAATCACATTCAATGGACAAAAGATTTGGGATGAAGCATTAGATGAACTAAATCAATTAGAAACAGAGATGATTTCATCTTACTCGTTGCCAGTTACAGACATGGTTGGATAATGGCTCGCAATAGATATTTTAATCAATACTCTCCGATTAGATCGGAGCAGTCATTAATTACATCATTAGTTGTAGAATCGATTAAGATTTATGGCGTCGATGCATATTACATGCCAAGAACACATGTAAATTTAGATAAACTTTACAATGAAGATGGTGCAGTCATTTATGATGATGCACTTGAAATGGAAATGTTCATTAAAAGCTATGATGGCTTTATGGGTCAAGAAGATTTTATTTCTAAATTTGGATTGCAAATTGACGAATCAATCACTTTTGTAGTTGCACAAAAAAGATTCATCGAATCATTGAAACCATTAATGATGAATGAATACGGATATAATGTTCTTTTAGAAGATGGTAGTTATTTTCTTGCAGAACAAGGATATGATTATTCTAATATTCTAAGACCTCGAGAAGGTGATTTGATTTGGATTCCAATGCTTGGATACATGTACGAAATCAAGTTCACTGAGAATATTGAAAACTTCTTCCAATTAGGCGATCTTTACACATTTGAAATGAGATGTGATAGATTTGAATACTCTAGTGAAAGAATCGATACTGATATTCCTGCAATTGATGCAATTGAAGATCAGTATAGTTTATCTACTACAAACTCAGAAAAATCTTTGCTTGAAGATGATACACTATTATTACTAGAAGATGAAACTTATCTTATTGATGAATCTAATATTGTTCTAGCATCTGAAGTTTCTGCTGATAACATATTCATTGGGCAGAAGATTATTACGGATGATATATTAGATTTTTCAGAGAAAAACTCTTTCGCAGATTCAAGGACGTTCTAATTATGATGTTTGGTCACGATTTCTATCACGGCACATTAAGACGATACATTTTAATGTTTGGCAATCTATTCAACGAAATTCAAGTTGATCGTAGAGATGCTAATGGCGAAAAAATACAGTCACTTAATGTTCCAATTGAGTATGGTCCTAAGCAAAAATTCATTACAAGAGTTTTAACAGATCCAACTTTGAATAGAGAAATTTCAATCACAATTCCAAGACTTGGATTTGAGTTCACAAATTTATCCTATGCTGGACAAAGAAAATTAAATAGCGCACATAGAATTGTAAAGGGAATCAATACTGGCGGTACGGATTTCGATTATACATACACTCCAGTTCCATACGATTTAGATTTTACATTAAACGTTTTTGTTAAAAATACAGAAGATGGTCATCAAATTGTAGAACAAATTATTCCATTCTTTACTCCAGACTTTACTGTGACAATGAAAGTTCTTCCAGAACTTGGTATAACAATGGACGTTCCAATTGAATTGACAAGCATTAACTCTGAAGATTCTTATGAGGGTGATTTTGAATCTCGTAGAATTCAAACGTGGGATTTGAATTTCACAATTAAAGGCTATCTATTCGGACCACTTAATAAATTCAAGTACGTTACGAATGCTGAAGTTAATACAGGATTCTTTATTGAAAGTGCAATCGTCAACACTCAAACATTTAGTGGAGACGAATCTTTTACTATTACTGAAACTACTACTGGTATATGAAAAAAACTATAGATGAAAAATTAAATAGCATTTTTGAGATTCCTTCGACCGCAATTGCACAAGATGCAATCATTGATGTAATTCCTTCAAGAAATGAAGACCATCAAACAGTAGATTCTGATTATGAATACGCAAGAGATAATCTTCGTGGTTTAATTGAAAATGGTAAAGTTGCTATGGAAAACATTATCTTTCTTGCAAAAGAAGGCGAATCTCCTAGAGCATATGAAGTCATTGGTCAATTGATTAAAACTCTTTCAGATACAAATAAAGATTTGATTGAACTAAGCAAAAAAGTAAGAGAAGCTAAAGGCAAAGATTTGCCATTGCAGCAACAACCTCAAAATGTAACAAATAATTCTCTATTTGTTGGTAGCACTGCGGAACTACAAAAACTTATTAATTCTAAAAATGAATGAAACGCCAAAGTCGTATTTGGGAAATTCTTTACTAAAAGCATCTAACGTAAAGATCAATTTTAGTAGAGGAGAAGTTGAAGAGTATTTAAAATGTGTGAACGATCCTATCTATTTTATAGAAAAGTATTGTAAAATTGTCACACTTGATCATGGACTTCAATCATTCAAACTTTATGAATGCCAAAAGAAAAAAGTAAAAATAATTCATGAGAATAGAAAAATCATTCTCATGGAAGGTCGACAACAGGGCAAGACAACAACTTCTGCAGCATACATTCTTTGGTATACACTATTTCAATCAAGCAAGACTGTAGCGATTCTTGCAAACAAAGCGAGTGCAGCAAGAGAAGTTTTATATCGTTATCAAATTATGTATGAAAATCTTCCTAAGTGGTTACAGCAGGGCGTCACTACTTGGAACAAAGGAGATATTGCATTAGAGAATGGATCTATTGTGTTTACTGCAGCAACAAGTGCATCTGGTATTCGTGGTAAATCAGTAAACATGTTATATGTTGATGAAGCAGCAATCATACCAAATAACATTGCGGAACAATTTTTTACATCAGTCTACCCAACAATCTCTGCTGGTGAAACTACAAAGATTCTATTGTCATCAACTCCTTTAGGATATAATCATTTCTGGAAATTCTGGAATGATGCTGAAAATGATAGAAACGGATTTGTGAATTTATTCATTCCATATTGGGAGATCCCTGGGCGAGACGAAGAATGGGCAGAGACACAGAGAAAATTATTAGGCGAGATCAAATTCAATCAAGAAGTTTTATGTAACTTTCTTGGATCAAGTATGACTTTGATTTCTTCTGGAACAATTGGTCAAATGTCAGCTAATCAAATCATCCATTCAAAGGATGGTTTAGATATATACGAAAAAGTAGAAAAAGATCATGCTTATGTTATTGTCGCAGATACAGCAAAAGGTGTTGGTGCAGACTATTCAGCCTTCGTTATTCTAGACATTACAAAAATGCCTTATGTGATGGTTGGTAAGTATAGAAACAATGAGATTAGTCCACTACTATATCCGTCAGTCATAAACAAAGTTGGAAAAGAATATAACGAAGCATATGTTTTAATTGAAATTAATACTTCAGAACAAGTCGCAGAAATTCTTTATAGCGAATACGAATACGAAAATATCATATCGGTTTCCAGAACAACTCAAGGACAAGTCGTTAACGGTGGCTTTGGTAACGGCAAAACACAACTTGGTGTTATAACAGATAAAAAAGTAAAACGTATTGGATGTTCAAACTTTAAATCAATGCTTGAAGAAAAAAAACTACTAATTCATGACGCAGACACAATCTCAGAAATTTCAACATTTATTCAAAAGCGTGATAGTTTTGCTGCAGATGAAGGATATCACGACGATTTGGTAATGCCACTAGTGTTATTTTCATGGTTAACAACAAACTCGTACTTTAAAGAATTGACAAATATAAACATTAGAAAAGAATTATACGATGCTAGAATTAAGATGATTGAAGATGAAATTACACCATTTGGATTTATAAATAATGGGAAAGAGGACACGCAATTCGTTGATTCTGGTGGGCAGGTTTGGGAAACGACAAGCACACGCAAAAGTGAATTTTTATAAATAAATTGAAGTAAACTCGCAAAATTATAAAATTATTATAAAAACAAGGAGAATTCAATGGCTATTAGTTTAATTTCACCAGGAATCAAAATCACCGAACAGGATTTGGTTGCGTCACAACAAACATCAGTTTCAACTTCTGGCGGATTTGCTGGTAATTTTCGTTGGGGTCCAATCGAATATCCAACATTAGTAACTTCGGAAACTGACTTAGTTGCTCAATTTGGAAAACCAAATGCAACAAACATTGTCGATTTTCTTTCAGCAGCAAACTACCTAGGATATTCTAATCAACTATTTGTTGTTAGAACAGCAAACACACCATTAAATGCTACTGCTGAAGCAACAACTGGTTCTGGCACATCTGGTACTGGTATTCTAGTTAAGAATATTGACGTTTATCAAAACACAGCATCGTTTAATGTTGGTCCATGGTTAGCAAAATATGCTGGTGCATTAGGAAACTCCCTTAAAGTTTCTATTTGTCCTAGTGCAAGTGCATGGTCTTCGTCACTAACAGGAACATTCACAGTTGCTGCTGGTGGAACATTAGTTATCGGATCTGGCTCTGCAGCTAATACAGAGCTAACAATTGGCGACTATGTTACATTAAACGGTCGCACAATTAGAGTTTCTAACACAATCAATGCTAATGCATTTAGCTTATCGACAGCACACTTGACTGGCGCAACAGCTGCATCAGCAACTCGTAGATGGGAATACTTTAGCGAGTTTGATTCTGCTCCAGGAACATCAACAATGGCTACAGCACAAGGTGCAACAAATGATGAATTGCATGTTGCAGTTATTGACGAAGAGGGCGATATCACAGGTACAGCAGGAACAGTTCTAGAAAAGTATGCATACCTTTCAAAAGGTTCTAATGCTAAATCAGATAATGGTGGTACAAACTACTATAAGACTGTTATCAATGATCGTTCAAAATATATTTGGTGGGGAGCGCATGACAATGCAGGAACCAACTGGGGTAACGCATTCGTTACTTCTGGAGCTGGTGTGACATACACAGCAGTTACAAAGCCAAAGACATATTCCTTAGCTGGTGGCGCTGACAGCAACACAATTCAAGATGGCGACCGTATTACATCTTATGGAAAACTTTCTAACAAGCAAGAAGTTCCAGTTTCTCTAATTATTGCTGGTCAATCAAATGCTTCTGTTGTGAATAGAATCATTTCAGATATTGCAGAAGCGAGAAAAGACGTTGTTGCATGTATTTCCCCACTAAGAGCAAACGTTGTTAATAATCCTGGTGCTGAAGCAACATCGATTTTAGCGTGGGCCGATACAATCACACGTTCCACATATGTCGTTGCAGATAGTGGATGGAAGTATCAGTATGACAAATACAATGACGCATATGCATATGTTCCATTGAATGCTGACGTTGCTGGTATTATTGCTAGAAATGATGCGCTAAGAGATCCTTGGTTATCTCCTGCAGGATACACAAACGGTGGAATCCAAAATCTAGTCAGACTAGCGTACAATCCAGGTCAAGAAGATCGTGATTCACTTTATAAAACTGCAATAAATCCAGTATTTACACAAGTTGGTCGTGGTACAGTTCTATTCGGTGATAAGACTTTCACAACAAAGCCTACATCCACAAATAGACTAAACGTTCGTAAATTGTTTATTGAAATTCAAAGAACAATTTCTGATGCAGCTAACTCAGTATTGTTTGATCAAAACGACGATCAAACGAGAGCAGCATTTGTTAATTTGATCGTTCCTTATCTAAGAAGTGTTCAAGCTAGAAGAGGTATTGTAGAGTTTAGCGTAATTTGTGATGAAAGAAATAATCCAGCTGAAGTTGTAAACAATAGTGAATTTGTTTGTGATATTTTCATTCAACCAATTCGTTCTGTTAACTTCGTTCAACTTAATTTTGTCTCTGTTGCTGGAGCTGTTGCATTCACCGAAGTCACCGGCGGATAAATATATTATATAAACACAACGGAGAACGAAAATGGGATTTAGCACACTAGAACAGTTAAAACAAGCGATTAGGACTGGAGCCAGATCAAATCTATTCACAGTGACTCTTCCAATTATTACGGGAATTGATTCTGTTTTACAACAAGAGTTTCAATACTTATGTAAAGCAGCATCACTTCCAGGATCGGCCATAGGTTCTATTGATATTCCTTTTATTGCTGGAAGACGTTATAAAATTGCTGGAGATAGAACTTTTTCTGATTGGACAACAACAGTTATGTCCGATCAGAATCAGAAAATCAGAAAAGCACTAGAAGATTTGCAAAGAGCGTATGCTCCAACTCACCTTGGAAATACACGGGCTTATGCGACAAAGACTGGTGCTAGAGATACAGATTTTCAAACTATCACAGTAACACAATACGATTTGAGCGGAACTGCAGTATATAGATGCGAACTAAGAAATGCATGGCCTAGTGATATTTCAACAATTGATTTATCATATGACTCTACAGACACACTTGAAGAATTTACATGCACTTGGTCATACGATTATTTTGTTTATACTGAACTATAATAAAAATATAAAAATATAAGGAATAATCATGGCCGGATTTTTTAATA